TTTACTTTTGGGACTTGACGACGGTATATAAACCATGTATTATATAATTATACTTTTAAATGTATAAAGAGAGGTAACTATGGAAGGATTAAAAAAAATAAACATTGGCGACATTTACTGGATGCCTGGCGACATTTACTGGATGCCTTCAAATAAACCTATTGATAAAAAATCAATAGATATTAAATTAATAGTTACTAAAGTAGGCACTAAGTTTATCTATGCTAATAATGAAGATACAAATTGGGAGTATAAGTTTACTTTTAAATCTGATGGTGTACTGGATTTAGTAAATAATATGTGTTCCGGTAAAGCTTATTCTGAGGAGCAATGGGAGAAGCAAAAGCTAATTATCAAGTTGGATAAATTAACTCAAAAATTCAAACAAGAGTTTTCGCAAATTAATAATTCTACAGACTTTAAAAAATATCAAGAGTTGGTTAGCGAAATGAATGAATTGTCTCAAAAGATTTTAAATCTATGAAGATCGCATACAACAACCCTCAAGCTATAACCGTCCTTCCCAATAATGCAAAATTAAAATACGAACATGACTTTAATTGTTTAACAGAAATAGTTAAAGATAAAAATTTTAAACCATTCCTTAAGTGGGTAGGAGGCAAAACTAGATTAATTCCTCAATACGAAGAATTAGGATTAATCCCCGCCGAATTTAATACTTATTTTGAGCCATTTTTAGGTGGCGGCGCAATGTTTTTCCATTTACAAAATATAGGATTAATTAACCGCGCACTTTTAAGTGACTTAAATAAAGACTTAGTTAATACTTACAAAGAAGTTAAGGATAATTTAAGTAAATTAAAACAAGTTCTTTTAAAGGATTTCGCAGAAGCTCACAATAAAGAGTTTTTTGAAGAAGTTAGAAATAAGCAATTTAAGAGTGATGTTTATAATGCTGCAAAATTTATCTACTTAAACAAAGCTTGTAGATCGGGAATGTACCGCGTTAATAAAAGCGGCAGTTTTAATGTTCCTTTCGGACTGCCGGGACAAACTATTTACCAACCTGAACTTTTAACTAACAGTAATTTAGCCTTAAACAGTAATAATGTAGCGGTAGTTAATACATCTTTCTTTAATATTAGTCATTTGCCTCAACCTGGCGATTTTGTATTTTTAGATCCACCTTATCATGGGACTTTTAATGGTTATAACAAAAGCCCGTTTGGGGAAGATGAGCAAGTTAAATTAAGAGACGTATGTAGGGAATACAGTGAAAATAAAATAAAGTTTTTACTTTGCAATTCTCACAATAGTTTTATTTTAGATTTGTACAATGGGGATGAATTTAAAATTAATGAAGTTTGGAGAAATGGTACGATAAATAGTAAAGGCGCGGAAAGAGGTAAAGTTAAGGAGTTAATTATTGGTAATGTATGACCCATTTTTAAACACAATAAAAATACTTCATATAGAGGTATTGTGGCAGATGCTTTATAACATAAAAGAAAGCGTAGAAATATTGGAAAAACAATCTGTGGCGCAGGAGAAAAGTAAGGATTATAAAAATTATTATAAATCCTTTAAATACCTAAATCAGTGCCGCTGGAAAGTTTTGGAGATTAGCAAAGAAATAGAAAGTAGGGTTTTGAAATAATGAAAAAGTTTTTATGGTTTTCGCATTTTAGCGGCGGTGGCGGCTCAACTTTGGGAGCAATCCAAGCTGGGTTTATGCCTTTGCTGGGGATTGAGTGGGATAAGAAAGTGGCGGAATTATATGAGAAGAATTTAGGTAAAGTAATTTGCCAAGATATAGGAGAGGTAAGTATCCTAAGTGTTATAAAACATATTCCATTAAAAGAGGCAAGGGAAAAGAATAATGAGATTTTAGTAATCCAAACTTCGCCACCATGTCAGGAGTATTCCCAATTAAAACTAAATAAAAATCCTAATTCCGAAAGTGCAAAAGTCATTTGGAAGACAAGGAAGTTTTATGCTTTATTTAGACCTGAATATGTAATTTTAGAAAACGTTAGGGCTTATGCTAAAAGCGAGGTTTATATTAAATTTAAAAATTACCTTAAGGAATTAGGCTATGAAATAAGTTTTGAGGAGATAGTTAACTGTGCTGACTATGGCGTGCCACAAACTCGCCAAAGATTAATTACTATTTTTAACTATAGAAATTTCCCTGCCGTAAGGATTAGTTTTACGCATAGTAAAAATAATGGTGAATGGGTAGGATGGTACTCAGCAATTGAAGATTTAATCCCTAATTTAAAAGAAGTTAGTTTAACCAGAAAACAACTTAACTCTCTAAGTTTAAGGAATAAAGGCTTTAGTAATGCCAAGGTAGTCGTAGAAAGAGTTGGCGTAAGGAGTGGGGTGAATAAAATCCGTGAGGAAGATTCACCAATTTGGACTTTAAAAGCATCTTTAGGAAGCGATGGAAAGGGTGCGAATAGGGAAAAGTTAATAGATGTAAGCATAAATGGCGTTGTAAAAGGCTTAAACGTGGCGTGTTTGGCTAGATTGCAGACTTTTCCGCCAAGTTATGAATTTTCTGGCAAAAACGCCTTGGATGTTCATGTAATTGGCAATTCTGTACCACCATTACTTATTAAAGTAATTTGCGAGGAGATAAAAAATACTTTTAATACTTTTGGGGATTGACGGCGGTATATAAAAAGTATATAGTAGGATTAAGTTAAAGTTAAAAAAAATGCAACTTAAAATCTTTGGGATAACTGGCGAGTATGCTATATGTCACGGCGACGGGCATTTTTTATGATCACCCTGGGGAAATTGTAGAATTAAGTTTCGTGGGAGTTAGAGTTTTTCATTTTAGTTTCTTTAGGATATTTTTTAGCCAATTAATTAAGGAATTTTCTTTAGTTGATGTTAAAGATAAATTGGAGATTACTAATATAACGGGAGACGGTTGGGAAGTTTTACAAGGAGTTTTTAAAAGTTATGCTAATAACTAAAAATACTAGGGAAAGATGAGGAAGATGAGAATCTAGTAATTAGCTTAGATGATAGGCTAGAAGTCGTAAGTCAATATCCTAATTTAAAAATAGTCGTAAGTGAGAAAGTAAAATGCTAATACTAAAATTTGTGGGGAAAATAACTCCTGAAGTAAATCCTGGGATTTATATAGAACATCGTTACGAAATAACTAAGGACAGCCCGCAAATATTTATTTTGCCAAAACCTTCAATATTTGATTCCGTTTGTGTAAGTGATGGCGTTAAATTTAAGCCACTGGCTATGGATTTTTCTTATTATCGTGTGCCGGGTTTTTGGGATAGTGATTTATGCGTAAGGACAGATGTTTATCCATTACTTTGGTTATTTTACGCATTTATTGTTTTTTTAGATAGGTGTAACTTAAAGCTCAAAAAAGTAGTCTATAAATTTTTACTGTGGACAAAACAAGGTAAAGATTTTCTTCCCGTTGGCGAGAGAGTTAGTTCTTGGAGAGAGTTTTTTAAGTTTTATTTAATTAGTTTAGGAGGATAAAAAATGTTAATTAATTTACCGAAATGCAGAACCCATATTAAGTTTGAGGAAATGTATGAGTATTTCTTTACAGAGGCTAACTTCCCAGAATTAGTGGAGCGAAACCTCAATTACGGATGGGAAGGTTTGAACACATATAAGTTTATTAAATTCCTCCAAAATAACAAAATCCAGGGCGTGAATGCAGGGGTAGACAAGCTTTATAGCGTCGCACAGCTTGAAGAGTTGTATAAACAAATTAAGTCTATCGATCCTGAAGACTGGAAGTCAGGCAATTTAAGTTTTCTAGAAAGTTAAAGGTTAAAGTAAAGGTAATTTAAAATGTCTCATGAATTTAGACTCGCTTGCAAAACCTGTAATTTAGAAACAGAAGAAGTTAATCACGCTCAAGAAAGTATTAAAAATTTCTTGAGTAAGTGGGAGAAAAATAAAAACGCCCTAACTAAAGTATTAGATTTAGGGTTGTTTGATATTGGTGATGTGCGCGAAAGTTTTAGGTCTAAATCACTTCCTGTAGATATTTATGAATTTATGCTTTTGCATGAAAATCATGAACTAGTAATTAGGTCAGAATACACATCTGTAGCAGATGAGGTAATTAAAGTTAAGGTAAAAAAGCGTTAATTTTTAAGCTAGAGGAAGAATTTAACAATTTATTTACTGTTAAAGAAAATGGCTATGGGTACATAAAGTTAAAAACACCATTTACTTTACCGGATGGTGCAATTATAGATGTTTACTTAAAGCTAAATAAAGATGGAGACGTAGAGCATATCACCGACTTAGGATGTACATTAGGGTGGGTCTATGTAAACTGCCACGAAGAAGATAGAAGTGCGGATTTTTAGGAGAGGGTAAAAGATTTTGATGTAGGTTTCAAAACCCTCTCCAAATACGGGATTAATGCAAGAAGTTTTTAAATTAATTACTGCAATTATTTAACTCCATAATTTTTTTTGCATAAAACTTAAAAGCATCGTAAAATGTAAATATAGTATATTTTAACACACGCTTTTAAGTATGCCTACGATAAATAAAGGCGACCTGCCTAGATATGAAAATGGCGAATATGGGCAATCTGAATTAACGCAAGCTGTGGCTAATGCCGAAGTAGCAGCACTCTTAAATCCTAGTAGCGGTGGCGGAGGCTCTACCACGGTTAACTTTGGCACTAAAATAACAGATGCTACTATACCTACCGGTGGTGTGGGTAACTTAGGTTGGTTGTCTGCGATTTGGAAACTGATAGGCGATCGCATTCCTCCAAAGTCAGCTTATGAATCCTCAACCACAATTACAATTACTCGCGCTGCTACTACAACTTATACTGCTTCTGCACCAAACTTTGATGTTTATGGCGGTCTATTCCAACTTCAAAATATAGGCGAAGCTGGTAAAGGTATATTCCTTTCTTATTTTGAAATATCTCTCAATCTATCTTCTGTACCAGCAGGTATGACTTCTTTTGCGGTACACTTATACCCTACAGCACCTACAAATATTGCAGATAATAGTATCTGGACAATTGGTTCTGACCCTGTTCTAGACCCTGTAGGTTTCAATGTACCTATGAGTTTAGCTAAAGGAGGGGGTAAGGTTGTTGGCGTTATTAGAGACTTAAATCAATTGTTTATTTTAACCAGTTCAAGTTTGTGGGGATATCTGGTTACTAACGGTGCAATTGCCCCGGCTGCTAACTCAGAAACAGGGACTATACGCGCTAGGAGTTTTGCACCATGAGAACTTCTACTAGAATGGTGGTGTTGCGTGGTTTTAAATGTGTTCTTGATTTAATTTTTGCTATAGCCTTTGTCGCTTATGGATTAAGACGGCTTTCCAGGTTTTGGACTGGCGCAGCTATAAGAGTAATGAGAACTAGTGATGATGCGGAGCTAGATATAGGTTTTATTAGAGAGGATTTAGATGTAGTTACATTATTAGCATTTGTCGGTTTGGCCAACGGTGAGATTGTTATCTGGTATGATCAATCTGGCAATGGTCGTCATGCAGTTTCAACGGCGGGGAGGCGGCCGCGCATTGTGAACGCAGGGGTACTTGATATTGCCAACGGCAAACCCGCTGTCAGGTTTAACGGGTCAAATACGTTTTTCAGTGGTGTATCCCTTCCACTTTCTCAGCTTACCTTAATATCTGTGTTGAATGACGTAACACAAGCACCAACTATTCGCTATTCTATTGGGACTGGCAGCGGTTCACCCGGAAGGGGAATATTCAGCAGCTTTACTGGATTCGTCCCGCCAACCCCAAATGCCTCATTGGGATACATTCCAGACGCAGGGGCTCCAGTAGTGCAGACAGGCTTTTTGCCAACAATAGGACAGTCTTATGTTGTGAGCTTAACCACGACTGCGACAGAATCAAGCATTTGGGCAAACGGTGGCAATAATGGAACGGGTGGAAAAATCACACTGAACCAACTCTTTATTGGTCAACGCGGTGACAATCTTTGGTATTACGATGGGTATAACTCAGAAACTATCGTATTCCCATCGGCACTCTCCACCACCGACCGCCAAACGCTTGAGCGCAATCAGGGACTTTATTATAAAATTGCTGTAAATTAAAAACCATGACAAAACAACAAGAACAATGGCTGCTTTCTCAAATTGAACAATTCCCTGAACTATCTCCCAGGGAATTAACTTCATACCTCAACGATAAAGTATTAGTAGATAATCCAGTGCCAATAGGTCAAGTATCTGTAAAGACAACTTTAGAAGAAGTTTCAGCAGTAGTCACAGATGCGGAAGTTTTGGCACTAGCTGAAAGTCCAGTCTATTTAAGGATATTGGATGCTATTACCCAGAATAGACCTGATTGGATTGTTGGAAATCTGACCACTTTAAAACGTGGTGGCAAACTAACCCAAGCAAGTTTTGATGCCATCATAGCCTTACTTCAAAGAACTCAATTAGATCCCAATTACCAAGCGCAAATATTGATAACCCCTGCTGAATTGGCAGGGCATGGGGTTATTTTAGTTAGTGATGTTGAGGAGTTATTAACTCCCTAAACTTCCCCCAAATACTAAATTCTGGGATAAACAAGAATGTGCGCCACTTCCCCCGTCTACAACATCATTTGTGGGCGGGGTTTTTCTACTGCCGTCAAAAGCATCCACGTAAGATAAAAAGTCATCATTCCACCAAGCTCTTAGTATTTTTATCTTCCCGCTCCTAGCATCCATAGCCCAGGGTTTAGCCCGGGTTAATTTATCGCCAAGAGGTTGGACTCCCTTACAATTACACTCAGGCAAAGCTTTTTTGATTGTCCTAATTAAGCTTTGTTCATGTCTCCTTGACGCTGAACCGCCCTCTAACTCCCACCGTTGCTTAACTTTTTTACCATCCGCCACGGCCATCGTTACGATTTGGTTATCGCCCTCTTCTGCTCCTAACTGTTCCCAGTAAACATCTAAGATGTAATATTCATACTCTCCCGTAAATTTATTTTTAACTTTCATCCATTTCTGGGATGCACTAAAGCATGAGGATGAAGAGGCAACTTCTTTAGCTGTACTGGCCAAATCCCAAAACCTTAAAAATTGGGCAGAAGTTAAATCCATGCTGCTTAACTGTTCTTGATCTATTATCTCAAACCACGAACGGTTAAAGACTAATCCTGCCGACCATTTAATCTTCCAATTACCTTTAAGTAACCGCTCCATGTCAACATTAAGTAATGAAAGTAAATTAGCTTTGTAATCAGGGTTTTGGCTTAAGAGAATCTTATTGTCGTCTAAGGTTGCACTAATAAAAGTTAAGGATTTTGGCGGCGCAATTTTAGCTAAGTCCGGGAATTTAAGCATTAATTCTTCTGCGGAATCTCCCCAGTGAATAACGTTATTTAAGCGGTAAAAGTATCTTAAAACGCCTGACCTTTCTTCGATAGGGTATCCCGTCGTAGGGTTAATATACCAATCAATTAATTTAGCTACCCACGAATCTGCATCAGGGTTACAGGTTGCATCAATCCTTGGCTTAACTCCGCACGTACTTCTATTTCTTGAAAATAAGAACCAAAATTGTTTTTCGGTAAATTTATTTAACTCATCAAAGCCAATATAGGCTATTTGCGCTCCAGGGAATTTATTCTCTACGTCTTTTTCATGTTGAGCGTGACCAAAGCTAATAGCTGCGCCGCTGGGAAATTTCCAATCTAATTTACCCTCTCTTGGAATTGCACCAGGGACTAAGCCAAATAATTTCTTAGACTCATCCCATAAACCACCCTCTGTTGTTATTTCAGGCGAAGTCCGGCGGAAGATTACCGCACCATAATTAGGGTTATCAATATTAATTAAAGACTTCCTTAACAATGCCCACGACTTCCCGCCTCCGCCGGCTCCTCCATATATGCACACATCAGCGCGCGTATTTACAAAGCTTGTTTGCTTTCCAGGCTGTGGATCTGGAAGGGTAAAAGTTACCGCATTATTCTTAGCTTTTTCGTTAACCTTGGACTTTAATAAAGTTGTTGGTGCGCCACTTAAAAAATCTTTTCTTTTGCTTCCCATTTCCTTTAAGACTGTGCTATAATTTATATATAAGTTAAATTATAGATTTAAAAATTGCATAGGCGACACAAAGTATTATCCCAGATGAAGAATAGTCTGGGATATTTTTTTTGGATTTTTTTCGTAGATGAAGTGTGTCTAGAGTACCCGCCCACTCTCGCCTTACCCCCGCCTTAATCTCGACCCCCCCTTAAATAAATTAATTAAAGTCCCGGCACTAAATTTAAAATATTTAAGGATTAAATTAGCGATCGCAAGATAAGAGATAAGAGATAAGAGATAAGAGATAAGAGATAAGAGATAAGAGATAAGCCTTAAATTAAATTAGTGCATAGTGCAGACAAGTTTCGACGCTAAATTAAATTAGCGATCGCAGAATATTTTTAACTCATGTATAAAATATAACATAAAATTAATTTAAAATACTGTAGCGTTATTTTTAAGAGTGCGTTATTATAAAGAGAGTTAAAAAAGTTAAAAAAAGAGGTAAGGAAAATGAAAAATAAAATAGCAGAAATTAAAGAACTAGTTAAAGAAGTATTCCCTGATTTTAATCAGGAAAAAGATATAACGCCACAATTAGTTAGGCAATATATCAAAAACAAGTTACCAGAAGAGGTTTTATTTCAAACAGCAGTTTTAGTTCCATCCCGGATCAATTGCTGGGTAAGAATTGAGAAACTGTGCAACTACTTAAAAACAGTCAAATACTGGGCTAGTTTATAACTTTAAATAAGTTATTGCGGTCGAGTGAGTTATGACTCCCGACTTAGGTTTAATGCCTAAGCGATCGCATTCTTAATCCTAAGAAGTAGTTAAGCTTAGGATTAAGAGTTAACAAAAAGTAAAAAAGTAAAGGAAGAGGTAAGGGAAAATGGCTAATACATTCATGACAGGAAACTACTACAAAAATAGCTCTAGAGAGATCATTATTCTCGTTACGTCGCGGACAAAGTGCTTTGTAGTTTATAAAGCATTTTGGATAAACGATCCGCACAACTGTTATCAAGAGGGCAAAATCAAGGTAAAAAATGAAGATGGCAACGAGTATATCTTAATCGATAGATTTAGCAAATACTCGTCAATAGACGAGTATGTAAAGTATGTTAAGGAGGATAATATAAAGGAGGAGGTTAATGTTAAGGAGGAGGTTAATGTAAAGGAGGAGGTTTATAGCGCAGTACACAGAAACTTCCTTAAAGTTGGGAAGAGGTTTAAATACGTAGATTTAAAAAATGATATAATACAAGATGTCATTTTTGAAGACACTAACGGTAATGGTACGATTTTAAACTTTAGAGCCATCAATAAAGATGGCAATCCAATTTACTGTCACGGCAGTTTGTTTGTGGTTACTTTAAGTAACCGCGATTGTTTAAAACCTTTTAATTATTTAACTGTTGAGGATAGTGATTTACCTTTAACTAATGCGATCGCATTAGTAGGTAAAGTTACGGAAGTTAAGGAAACTGTTGAGGATAGTGATTTACCTTTAACTAATGCGATCGCATTAGTAGGTAAAGTTACGGAAGTTAAGGAAGAGGTTGAATTTACCTTAACAGATGACAACAAAGCCGCTATTCAGGCGATTGTCAAATTAGATCCCGTAAGGTGTAATTGGAGCAATTTAGAGCGGACTGCATACAGTAAACTAACGGC